TGGGTCTGGAGGTCGTAGAGATGTATCCAAACCGGTGTCTCCGAAGTCGGGTGTCGTGGAAGAAGTTGGTGGATGATGTGGAAGCTAAATTTGGGGAGGGTGGAATGGAGATAGCCTGCTGGTTGAAGAAACGCTACTCTATGTTGGCAGCGAAGCACCTCCTGTCAGGTTTGGTGAAGTCTGAGCAGCCAGACGGTGTTCAGCTGGTTGCTAAGCGTCAAGCGTAAGTGCTGTGGGGATTTGCCTGCGGTGAGGAAAGAAAACTCGTTAAACGAAGTGTCAGGAGTGTTTAAGGAAAGGAAAACAGGACAATGACACTGGGAATGTGTAAGAGGTGTGGAAAGATCGGTGTGGAAGTAGGCGGGAAATGCGGGTGGTGTGGCGGAACCGGGATTGACTTTGACAAGCCTCCTGTGGAAGCAAAGAGGTTGGAGGTGGGAGTGAAGGTGCACAAGATGAGTCGTGCTGAGGCTGAGAGGATGCTGAAGAAACGCAGGTAGAACAGAGCGAGACTATGTGCGTCGGTGCAAAAAGAAAGACCGAGTGACGGCTCAAATGAAAACCACGCAAATTCTGGAGTGAAGTAGGAGGATTGAGAGATGCGCGTGGATCGGTATGTTAAAGATGGTGTGGCATATGGAGTTCCGCTGGTAGAATGCAGGGTGTGTGGAAAGAGATTCAAGACATTGTATGGACACTTGTTCCACACGCACAGCATGAACGTGAAAGCCTACCTGGAACTCTACCCTGGTTCACCACTGATGACAGAAGAGTATCAACGCCAGAGATCGTTGGACAGAATGAAAGGAGGAAGTGATCATCGAACATCCAATCGTTGGATCCTCGAGAACGTGAAAAAGATTCGAAAGGAGGATCCAGAGCGTCTGGGTGAAGTTGTGGACAGGATCGAAAAGATTCTGGAAAGTTTAGAGGAAAATGAAGGATGAATTGAAGGATGAAAACAGGTTCCCTTCTGATTCCCTAGGGTCTTCGCTACCTAGTGTGTGTGTCTCGGAGATACCCCCTACCCTTGTAGGTAAGGAGGGAATCACTCATGAATCTCTTGATAGTTTTGAATTTCAATTATTATTATAATAATTGAGTTTCTTAAAACAGAGAAAACATGAGTAACTGAAGGTTATCCCTTCCTAGCTACAAGGGTAGGAGGGAACTTCTTGACCCATATACTCCCTAGCGAACGAGGTAGGTATAGAAGGGAACCTAAGGGAACCAAAGGGAACTCAGTGTGGAATTGGTGTGAAAGGATGTGCTAAACATGTCAAAATTTTGGCAAGAAGTTATCCTTCAGGATCCAACTGAACTCGAAAATCAGCCGATGAAGGATGAAAATTTCCAGCCAGACACCTCGACACAACTCCTTCAAACAGTGGCCTTCCTCGTTCATATAAACACACGCCAATGCATCCTCTCGTGGATTAAATCTCTCCCAGAAAGTGTGGATGATAAATCTGCTGAGATCTATACCCTGAAGTTGCTCGGATTAACGTGGGATGAAGTAGGGGCTGTAGTGGGGTTGTGTGAACGCCAATGTCGGAGACGTAGCCAAGAGGTAAAGGCTGCATTACAACGAAGCCTACGTAATGTGGTTTAGGGCTTCGTCTAACGAGCGTTTAGGGTGTGTCGTGGGGCAATGCATGCTCTGGGTTGTCGTGGGGCTTAAATGGGCAACAACGACCGACTGGTTTTGGGCTGTTCCACCGTTATATGTAGGAGGTTCCGTTCATGAAGTCTCCAGATTTGGTAACGATCAAGCAATTTACAGACCACCTGCGCGATGGTGTGCACCTGAACGTCGTGTGCCAGGCTGCAGGATTGTCGACAGATCGCATGATAGATTGGCTTCAGGTTGGACAGAGAGCTCTGGACATTGCAAATGGAGAGCTAAATTCTGTCCCAGAGAGTCAACGGCTGGAGGCATTGTTTACACTTGAGACCAGCAAAGCCGTAGCTCAGTGTGAGATGGAGATGGTGAAGGCCTTCAAAGAGCACGGGTTAATCAAGCGTGGAGGTCGGTGGAATGCGTTGAAGGAGTTCCTGGCCAAACGCTACAGCGATCGGTGGGGCGATCACCACACTGTTGACATGGATGTGTCCCAGCGTATCTTCCAGGTGGCTGTGCTTGGCGATGAAGATCAAGGTCTTCCACGGGTGGAGGCTCTGAGCGAATACAATGGTGGCTGAGTCTGTAGAGACACTTGCGATAGACGGGATCGAGACTCCGTGGGGTCCCCAGACAAAGTTCTTGCAAAGCCCTGCCCTGTTTCGACGTTATCAAGGTGGGCAAGGTTCTGGAAAGACCCTGGCTGGTGTGTGGCAGATCCGTCGGTGGGCAAAGCTCCTTGATAATGCAGTGTTTATAGCCACAGAGCCGACCTACCCGATGGTGCGTGATATCCTCATCCCAGAGTTTGAACGTCAATGGAAAGAAGCAGAAGAGGAACACTTGGTCGAGTGGCGTGCGTCCAGCATGAAGTATGTTCTCGCGAATGGGTCGGAGATCTGGTTGCGTCAGTGCGAGAAGTTCGATTCGTTGCGTGGTCCTTCTGTCGCGGGTGTATTGATGGACGAGGGAGCACAGAGTCCCCACAAGGCGTTCCAGATCCTGTGTGGTCGGATGCGCCAACGAGGATTCCCTCATCTGTTCATGGTGACCGGAACTCCGCGAGGAGAGAACTGGATGCACTGGACATTCACTCCAGGAGAGCGTCCGGATGGTGCACCTCTGTTCATTGGGGATGCACTTAAAGACTATATTGGGGAAGATGTCGTGCATGATGGTCCGTTTGCAGAGAGCTTCTTTGCGGAGTCGCTGAAGAACCCATATCTAGATCCGGTTACCAAAGCGACACTTCAGTCGGCGTATACTCCTGGCACTCCCCTCTATCGCCAGGAGGTGCTCGGAGAGACCACGGTGTTCGAGGGATTGATCTACACAGAATTCAAAGAGATGCACCACGTGTGTGAAGCTCCTGGTCCTAGGGCATTTGAGCGCTATGTAATTGCACAGGACTGGGGATGGACCAATCCGGGTTGTCAGCTGCTGATCGGAATTGATAAACAGGACGTGGCCTGGGTGCTTGAGGAAGTGTATGAACCGAAGCGTATGGTGGGGTGGTGGGCAGACCAGGCAAAGGAGCAGAGCAAACACTACGAGGTGACTTCGGTGGTGTGCGATCCGTCGGAGCCAGACAACATTGCGGAGTTCAGGCGACGAGGTCTTCCTGCTGTGGGAGCAGACAACTCGGTTATCCCGGGAATCACAGCTGTGGGTGGTCGGTTTGGTTCGGACAGACTCTTTGTTACTCCTGGGTGTGTAAATCTTATCTCGGAGCTCAAGTCCTACCAGTGGAAGATTCGCAGGACAGGTGGCTACGAGGAGATCAAGAATGACGAACCAAACCAAGTTAATGATCACGCAGCAGACTGCCTTCGCTACGGTGTTATGAAACTTCGCACCACAGACCAAGAACAAGGATCGGGTGGAACCAGTGCACCGACCGGAAAACACGCCAAACGAAGACAGAAGCGTGGTCGTCAACGGAGTTATTTTGATTGAACCAGGGATGTGAGGGATTGTGGCTCAGGATTCGTCTGTGGTCTATTCATTCAAAAGTGGTGAAGAGACTGCCACCTCTACACGAACTGCATTTAGCTGGAATCGAGACCAAGACCGTTATTCGGATGACGATCTCGAACCGTCTGTTTACACGAAGATGCTTCGCACTTCTGGGCATTGCGCGCAGGCCTTGCGTTTCACCCAGAACCAGATCCTCTCGTTGATAGGGAACTATGAACACGAGGACGAGGAGATCACCAAGGTGATTCGGGCACTTCTCGTGTTCATGGAGGGGAGTTGGCGCCGAGTCTTGATTCATGGATTGGATGCAGTGTGGTGGGGGTTCTCTGTCCAGGAAAAGGTGATGGAATCCTTCCGTGTAGATGGCTCGGATTATTGGGGATATCTCCGGATCAAACCCACTGCACAGGAGTCGTGGTATCCCAGAGGTTTGATCACCAACAAGTTTGGCAGACTTGAGCGCTTGGTTCAGTGGAAGGATGTGCCACAATACGAAGCAGAGCTTGAATTAGAGCGTGCGATCCACTGGAGCTACCAGGGTCGTGGCTCTGTGTGGGGCTGGGGAGCAGCACGAGCAGCACACCCTTGGTACCAAGTGCACAGAGACGTGCTTGAGCTCTGGATGATTGGACTGGAGCGTTTGTCTTCCGGGATCATCATCGACCTAGAACACAAGGGTGCATCGAAGAACGAGCTTGGTGAAGATGTGCCCAACGTAGAAAAGGCTGCAGAGCTTTGGTCCCAGACGACCACCGGAGATGCGATTATTCGAGAGGCTGTGGTGGACGAGGATGGAAACGTGTTCCCACAGGTGAACTTCTTGACCGGTTCAGGATGGCAGGGAGAGTTTTCTGACACGATGGTTCAGGCAGCAAAGGAGCTCTACGTTGCTGTTGGGGTTCCTCCTATGCTGCAGATGGAACCAGAGCATTCATCCCGTGCCCAGTCCGAGACTGTAAACAGTGTCACACAGACGATGCTTCTTCCGATTGCAGAGGAGTATACCGAGGAGGTCTTGATTGAACAAGTAGTTCGTCCACTGATCGAGTGGAACTGGGGAGAGATGGAAGACTATGGTGGGTTCCCAGTTCAAACACCTGTTGATCAAGAGGGATTGTCTAAGATCCTCGGAGAGCTTCGCGACTCAGGGTTTGTGGTGCCCATTAATCCGGCACACTATGCCAGAGTTCAGGCCTTGTTCCCGGACATCCTTCCTCCCTATGAAGAGCACGAGTCTGAAGGAGGCTTCACTGCCGGACTCCCGTCTCTCCCAGAGATTGAAGTGAATGCAGAAGAGGCTGTGGGCGATGGCGACAGCGATTGATGTGTCCGGAGTACTCGACAGGATCGAACGAACCAACACCTACACTCCACGCACGGTAGGGAACTTGGTGTATGGATTGGAGCTCTGGTGGTGGCAACTGCTGGGAGAGTATTTCGACCGATTGATTGAGGCTGTGGTTCGGGAGTACGAGAGACGACCGCGACAGGTGGATTTGAACGAGCAAAAGATCGAAGAGCACTTTGAAAAATTGAGCGAAACAGCGATGCGGACTCTCCTCCTCGTGGGAGCTTGGTCTTCCTCGGTTGAGGGAACCACTCGGCGTCGAACCCAACGAGAATACGGTAGTCCGTTCGCAGTACTGGGAGTGGAGACCTCTGCGGAGCGCTGGATCCGAGAGAACGAGGTTAAGTTCCCACGGAAGTTCGAGCAGACGTTTGGGATCCCGACAGCTTCGCTAGAGCGCTATTCAGCTAAGCACATTCCAAACATAAAGCGTCTGGGTGAAGCAGGAAGGATTTTGATTAATCACGAGGTTGTACAAGCTGTTCGTAACGGCTGGGATCCCGACCAGCTCCAAGCTGTTCTTCGGAAACAAGAGAGTACCTGGCACAACGGACGGTGCTACAACGTTGTTCGCACAGAGTCTTCCCACCTGTTCAATGGTGGACGAGCAATGAATCAGGCTCAGGATCCGTTGGTTATTGGCTACGAGTATCTGGTCACGCTTGATGACCGCACAACAGAGGTCTGTGAAGCTTTCGAAGGAGTCAAAGTTCGGGCAGACCAGGTAAGAGATGTCCCACCATTTCATTATCAGTGCAGGACTGTCATGGTTCCGCTGTATCCGTGGGATGAACCTGAGTTCACTTCAGAGGGCTGGTTTCCTTATCTTGAGGGAACGGAGTGGGATGGTTGGGGACAGCCAGACTTGGCAGAAACCTTGGTACGTGCTTCGAGAACACACGGAACTCTAGAAAAGTATTTGATTGAGAAAGGAGCTCCTGCACCAGAATTGAAGCAACTCACCGCAAAAGAGTATGCAAAAGCAAGTCCGAAGGAACTGGAAAAACGTGGTCTGGAAGTTGGAGACGTGCCAAGACACGAGTGGGTTACTTCAATAACGCCAGAGGAACAAGACGCGCTAGATTATTGGTTGTCTGGTGGAGGCTGTGATAACCTTCGTGCGATTGACAAGACTGGAGACTTGACTCTGGACGGAGGTGACCGCTACGAGCACTTCAAGAATTTGCTTGACAAGGCAAAGCCAGTCCAGAGCGACACACTGTACAGAGGGTTTGCTGTGAGCGAAGACGTGCGTGAAGAGATCCTGTCTGCAAAGACTATTGTTCTAGACTCTCATCAGTCTTCATCTCAAAACAGAACGGTGGGTGCTTCGTTTGCATACGACTCTGAATTCATGCCGGAGTCTGGAACTGCAAAGCCTATGATGTTCGAGATCCAAAACAACAAGACGGCAGTGGATGTCTCTGGTCTGGGTGAAGAAGTTTCCTTCCACGATGAAGAGGAAGCGATTCTTCGCAAGGGTGCTGTCTATGAAGTGGTCGGTTTGAAAACGTTAGACCCAGCCGGTATCCCTGGATACGGATACGAGGAAAGAAAGCTCACAGTGCTCATTCTCCAAGAGACCACAAAGGTGTTGCGATGAGAAAGTTAAGCAGAGCTCGTAAGGCTCGTGTTCGTAGACACGTGAGTACTGAGAAGGATTTTGTGGTGTTGGAGAAGCGTGCTGAACCTCTGGGACTGGAGGACACTCATGACCTCTCCACGACAGCAGGCAAAGGTGGTGTACAGCGAACAGCGAAAAGAAGGAGTTCCAAGGATCGTGGCACTGGCTGAGGCACAGCGTGTCTACGAAGAGGCAGAGGCTGCTAAGAAGTTGCAAATGAAGGTACCCACCGAACGGAGGGAGAAATAGTGCTGAAGCTTAACGCCACTACAATCGATGCTCGGTTTATCGCGGAAGACAACGGTCTCAGTTCCAGTGGAGCACGGTTCGAGGGACTTGAAATACTGTCTCCAGGAGTGTACAAGGGATGGAACTGTACACCCGCTTACGTGGAACAGTTGGTCGCAAATATGCAGCAGCTGGAAAAGGCAGACGGGTTCCAGCCTGCCTATGTGTCCGGACACACCGACGAAGACGAGGATTGGGAGCAGGTCGTCAACGACGAGGACCGGGTTCTGGGACACTGGAGCAACCACCGGATGGTGGATGGTCGGTATGTCGCCGATCTTGTAGTCTATTCTCCAGAAGTGGCACGGGAAATCGAGACCGGCAAACGCCGTTACCGCAGCGCAGAACTCGCGCACTCATACCAGTTCAAAAACGGGACCGTGGGTCCGTTTATGCCGATTTGCGCTGGAGTGGTGGCTCCTGCGAACACGTCTGCAGGGACTCCCCTCCGCGCAGCTGTGAATCTGGATTCGTATCCAGAGTTGAAAGGGACCAAATCCAGTAAGGAAGGAGGTGTGCGTATGAGTATCATAGAGCGTCTGCGTGCACTGTTCACCAGCGAGGACTTGAGCGAGGAGGAGCTGGAGAGTGAAGTCACCCTCTTGCTCGCGACGGACGACGTGGATTCGGAGGAGGAAGATGAAGAGGACTCCACCGAAGAGGAAGAGCACGAAGAAGAGGAGGAAGAAGAGAAAGACAAACTGAGAGCAGAGCTTCGAAAAGCCAACACGGTTGTGTCGAAGCTTGAAACTCGATTGGAAGCTGCAGAGAAGCAGCTTCAGGAACAGAAGGAGCAGGCACGCGAGAGTCATGTTGAGGCGCAGCTGAGTGCTCTGGTTCAGGACGGGTACATTTCTCCCAGCTTGAAAGAGAGTTACCGCCGGCAGTTCATGCTGGCTGCTGCCTCGGAGGAGACGGTCAAGCTCTCCTCTGGAGAGACCGTCTCAACCCTCGACGCGTTTGTCGAAGATCTTCGCTCTGGAACTCCCTCGGTACGTATGGGTGTGGAGACGACCCACGAATCGTCTCAGGACGAGGCGATGGAAAAGCGTCTGGATCAGGCTGCTGAGTCTGCAGGAGCAAAAATCAAAGGAGGTGACTAACCTATGTTGAGACGACAGACTTCTGCCATTGTAGGTGGAGAGGAGATCCTGATCAACTGTCCTCCTGAGTTCGACATTCACGTGATGTTGTGCTCGGATGCCAGAGATCCGGTGAATCCAGATAACCGGCCGGAAATTATCCGGCACGCAACTCCGTTGGCACCGATTGCATCCGGAGATTACATGCCGATCCGTCGAAGTTACAGTGCCACAGAGCATGCTGCAGCGACAACCCACGTCCTGAATGATGCAAGTCCATTCAGTGTGGGAGATGTTGTGGCTGTCTTTGCTCTGGATGGTTTTGACATTGCGACTACCTACTCCGTAGGACTCACACTTACTGCGGTGAGCTACGCTGCGAACACGATCGAGTCGGTTGGCCTAGCAGCGATCACTACGGCAGCTGCTGGTGTAGTCTACGAGGTGGCTGCAAACGGGCACATGGCTGCTCTCGCAGATCCCTCGAACTACGACGCGTGTCTTCTTCTGGAACCCAGCGTTCAGAACGAGGAGGATGACGTGGCAGTGCGTCGACAGGTTCGTGGTGCATTTGGTGGTTCGGTTGAAGAGAAGTACGTGAATGGTCCCGACGGAGACGGTCCGGACGATCTCCTGGAATGGGCTATGAGAAACATGCAGTTCATCTCGCAGGATAAGGGCAGCTAACGTAGTTTGAAGGAGGTGTAATCTATGGCGATCCCAGCAGAATTGAGACACGACTTTCTCCAGGGTCTGGTTGAGCGTAATGCCGATGTGGAACTCCCACTGAAGAATGCGTTCTTTCCGGACACGGGTCTGAACGGTCCAGGAACGATAATCAAGTACGAGGTTCTCACGTACCGAGATGGGATGGCTCGGATGGTTGCTCGAGATGCACGGGCACCCAGGTCTCGCATGCCCACCAGGGCGCAGGTCATGTATGAGGCACCGACATTCAAGGAGAGTATCATTCTTCCTCCGTCGGTGTTGAAAGACATCCGCGCACCCGGGACACTGAGCCAGTCCCAGAAAGATGCTGCTGTTGCACGTGCAACAAGACAGACACGAAAGCTCATGGAGACACGCCGTGAGTGGCTTGCTGCACAATGGTTGACCGGTGGTGCTCTCTTGTCTGCAACAGCAATGGTCGGAGACGCTGCAGACGGAAACATTTACGTGGATTCGGACGCTGCATCTCCAGGTTTTCCTCTGGGACCAATTGACATGGGTCTGCTGCCAACTCACATCGCAGCCACGACACCTGTGTCTGCGACTTCGTGGGCAGATCCTACCGCGAATGTCAAGGGAGACCTTGACGCAGCTGCAATGGTCTTGGAGCGAGATGGAAACGTCTCGCAGAGTGATATCGTCGTTCTCATGAACAACGTGGGAATGCAGTATATCACAGCGAACGACGACATCCAGGCACAGATCGTTGCGGATCCGGATCTCCCTTCACAGTACACACGAACCGGTGCGATTAACCGGGTTTGGGGTTATGAGATCCAGGAGTACAACCACCAGTGGCCTGTGGTTGATACTATGAATCCTACCAACACTCTGGCTATGGTCAACTACATTCCGGACAACGTGGTGATTGTTACCACCCGGTCAAATGTTGACGCTGGACGCGAAATGGTGGGTGTTGAACCCAGCGACCTGAATGCTCCGTCTGGTGCACGTGGATACTTTGCGTGGACCGATGAAGAGCAGGAGCATCCTCACGAACTGAAGCCTGGAATTGAGTATAATGGAGGTCCGGTTGAAACGAACCCGGATACCCATTACATCCTGGCTGATGTCACGAATCCGTAAGGAGGAAGACCGTGGTTCGAACACGTCATCGAAGAGGTCCTGTCAAGGATAAAGAGCTCCCAAACTTCTACCCTCCAGGTACCACAGCTCGGTACGTGGGAAAGTACAGGGCTGCACAAGGGTTCATAAAGGACCCAGACATGAGCTCTGGAAAGGTAGGAGTGGGTGTTCGCTTTATGCAGGCTGGTTGCTGGGTAAAGGTGAGTGCAGTGCAGGCTCACGTCTTGGCACACCGGAGTGACTTTGAAGTGCGACTTCCAAATGGCGTGCGTATAGACTTGCGTTAATCCGCGACAACTATGGGGTCGCGGAATCCTTGTCTGGCCAGGCATGTGGAGAGAGTCTCACTCCCTCTCGCCACGGTCGCGACCCCAATTAACACCTAAAGGAGTAGGGCATGGATACACTGGAGACACAGCCAATTCTGGCAGTTGTAGTTCTGTGCTACAACGAGGCAGAGGTTCTTCCACGCTGTCTCAGTTCTGTGGTAGAACACTTTGGAGATGCAGCAGAAATTCACGTCTCTGTAGACGACAAGACCACAGACAGTTCTGCACAGGTTGCCTCGCGTTACACTGAGTTTATCTACGAACACCAAGGCATTCCTCTGGAGCCTGTGGAAGAGGCTCCCGGGACCAAGAGCATTCACTCTTTGAATTCAATGGCACGGATGCGTAATGATGTGCTCGAACAAGTTGAAAAGAACACAAAGGCTCAATGGATACTCTGGCTTGATGCAGACGAGTGGTGGGTCGCTGGAGCAAACCAGATTCTTGAGCTTCTTCAAGAAGAGCTTGATCCAATTCCAGACGGGTTCCTGATCCGTATGCAGGACCGTGTAGACGAAGGAGAAAACACCTCAGACAGAAACTGGAGAGAGTGGGCAAACACCAAGATTCTTCAGCGTGGTCAACGTTTCCAATTTCGGAGGCATGAAGGTCTGGCAGACGCCAGAGTACAAGCGTCTGTTCCGGAGGCGGTCATTGCTCACTTGAAGCTCCAAAACAAACAGCACCGAGATGTCCGCATGTCCCAGAAAATGAATCTCCAAGCGTACATGGCTGACTGGGTTGAGTTCAAGTCTGCACGAGCAGCCTACTACATCATGGATTGTCTGAATCATTTTGGAGACTTGGTGAATGCAGAGATTTGGGGTTCACGTGCTCTGGAAGTTGGAGGACCACGGGATCCTCAGGTCTCGCAAGCTGCGATCAAACTCACTGAAGTTCGTTGGAAAATGGGAGACCTTGTGGGTGCACGTGAAGCTGCCTTCGTTGCTCTCGCGAGAGATTGGACTCGTGGAGACGCTCTGTTTGACCTCGGTATCATTGCTGCGAATGTAGGGAGTATGGAAGAAGCAAAAACGTGGTTCACACTCGCAGCTGAATACAAGACGTGCAAGAGCTTCCACGAAATGAATGTCTCCAAGGTGACAGACATGCCTCTCTACCGTTTGGCACAGATCTTGGAGATGGAAGGGAGGTATAAAGACGCGTTTGAGATGCTGGAAAAGGCACGCGCTTACGGTGCCAACAGACCTGAGTTTCACGATCTGGGTCTTCGACTAGACGAACTGGTCTCCAAGCAGTTCTCTGCAGAACCTTTGGAACGTTCTCGTAAAGGTAAACTTCTGGTCAGTGGTGGGATGCGTACCGGGACTACCTGGTTATGTACTACACTGAATCGTTTGGGTCGAATGGTTAATGAACCGGTCATCATGGCAGAGCGTGGTTGGTACAGCAGAGACGATGCCACAGACACGGGAGTTGCATGCTCTGACGAGTTCGCTAAGCTGTGTTCAGAGCTTGCACCTGAGGCACGTGCGCGGAGAGGAAACTTCGCTCCAGAGACCACTGAGAAACTCGTGGAACTCTACCGAAGGATTGGACAAGAGTGGGATGGAATTTTGGGATACAAAGAGGCACTTCCGCAGATCAGTGCTCAAGCGTATCCGGATTCTCAGATCATTGTGTTGGAACGAGACACAGCCTCTGTTTTGGCGTCGATTCAGAAGAGGTGGAAAGACGGTCCGGATGTGTCTCCAATGCGAGAGGCGTATCCAGAATTCTGGGACAGTCTTCTTCCTGCCAACTATGAAGAGCTTGAGCCACCGGTTAAACGCAAGGCTGAACAGGCTGCCTACAATGTTCTTCTTCAATGGATTGATCGAACAGAACTTGCTGAGCTTGGTTTCACGGAGGAGGCTGGGAATGTTCGATTTGTTAAGTTCGAAGCTCTCACAGCGAACTACCAACACGTGGTTCCAGAGCTTCTTCACTGGGCTGGTTTTGAAGACGTGGAAGAAGCTTATGCCAGAGTTCTTCCAGACCTTCGTGCACCAATGAACAGACCTCCGCAGCCTGTCTCTGAACGACAGCTGTTCAAGTGGCTGGGAGACACAATTGAGTCCCACGCGGACGAGGTGCTTCCATGGCCTACTGCACGGACAAAGACATAGAGCGATTACTTGCACAGCCGAAACACTACCTCCGTCCTGGAGAGGTTGATTTCTCTGCCCAGATAAGTGATGCAGAGGATGATGTGAACGCAGACCTGAAAGCTCTGGGATTTGATGTGCCTTATACGAGCAGTGTTCCACAGCTGGTACGTCAGATGACTGTGTTTCGAACAATCCAGTTTTTGGCTCTTCGAAACTCACAGTATGAACTTGCAGAGAAGTTCGAACGTTTGGCAGACAAGAAACTCAAGCGGATCGAACTGGGCAGGTCGGAAGCTATCGAAGACGACGCCAATGTTCGAGGGAATGAAGAGTCTTCCAAAGGCATTGTGGCCAGTGCCTCGGATGGTACCAGGAGATTCACCAAAGAGAGGATGGATCTCTGGTGAAGATCTCTGTGGAACTAGAGGGATGGGATGAGCTTCAGCTCTGGATGGACCAGGCTGTAGATAAGCTGACTCGAACAGAACCTCTGTTCAGGACACTTGGCAACCTCTTTGTGCGTGACAGTATGGAAACATTCATCGCACAGTCATTTCACGGAAACAAGTGGCCTGAATTGAGTCCTGTTACCGTAGGAGGTACACACCCTGCTCTTGGTGGTCAGAGCCGTGGCTCAGGGAACATTCTTCATCCTTCTGGTGTTCACATAATGCAGACCATTGATATCACAGAGATCGGAAACGATTACGTGGTCGTTGGCACACCAACTCCATGGGCACATGTTCATAATCTTGGAGCTCAACTTTCTGGGACAGCGTTTGGGAATATTCGGATTCCGAAGCGTCAGTTTATTGGTCTGCACGATGAGAACATCGCAGACGCTCTGAAGGCTGTCGAATACTACCTGCACCACGATGTCCTTGGAGGTTCGTGATGGCCAAACGCTACACAGAGGAAGACTATGCTCTTGAGCTTCGACAGATCCTTGTGGAAGACCTGGGAGAGCTCCAGGATTCTGTCGAAGATTTTTGCGGTAAAGGATCGATGCAGCCTCTGATCAAAGAGTGTATCTTGGTTGGTCCTCCCACCTATCAACTCATGGACATCATGCTCTTCATAGAGCCTGGTACAGTCTCTCACCCAGGAAGGGTTCTACGGGCTGGAACAGAGACTGGATTGGACGGAGAAGACTACCAGGTTTGGGCCAGAGATGTCGTGGGAGAGCTGGCCCTTATTCCTCAGGCGCGAATGGCACCAGACTTCGCTGGTATTCACGCAGCCACAAGGGTGGTGATGCGGTTAACGGCTGCGATAGACCGGATCATGCTCCGCTACGTAGGCCACGCAGGCTGGTGGCCTGTGCAGTGGAACCCCACAATCACACCCGTGGAGGGGTTTGTGGCAGTGGGTTCTGGTGATACAGTTGCTGCGAGACGTATTCCAATCAACATCAAAATGAAGGAGTTTGTGGACACATCCCCACAGGTATGAATCATGACAGCTCACAGGCTTGTTGTGTGCGTGTTTCTGGCTGTAATAGTGGGTCTAGGAGTCGGGTATCTCATGGGTGACTATTGGCACTGTATCGAGGATGTGACCGAAC